GGCATAGACTGACATAACATTTAAGAAAAATTAAAATAAAAAAGACCGTTCGTATCGGAATCGTGCTACGAACGGACAATGGTAGCTCAATTCCAATACAATATATGGGGAAATTATCGAACATAACCACTAAATGTTGCGTAGATTAGACCATAAAAGTTTAATCAAGAAAAATTGAACGCAAAGAGTATAGAGGAGAGAATGAAATGGAAAGAATTAATAAATCGGTTCGTATATTTATGGGCATCAAAATAAGGGAATATAGAAAGCGGATGCGGTTGACGCAGAATGTATTTGCATCAATGGTAAAAGCTGCCCATAACACCGAAGCATCGTGGGAAAATGGTGAGCGGGAGCCGTCCATGGCGCAATTATATATGATAGCGAAAATTACGGGTGCAGGCATCTCTGAATTTTTTCCGCCGCTGGTTGATGAGGAGGGGCAGGTGATGGAGAAGGAACTCATCACCGATTTCCGGAACTTGAACGATCAAGGGCAGACGCTGGCGGCTGCTGCGGTGAAAGGCTTATCACAGATGCCGGAGTACAGGAAGATAGATTGAAAAGCAATATGATAAAATATAATATTGCTAAATCAAAAGTTTGTTAGCATAATTGATACGAGCCTTGATGATGTGTCGTTAATAGCGGTTCTGAACACATTGTCAGGGTCTCGTTTAAAGATAGGACTTGTGCGTGCGGACTCTACCGTATCTTCTACGGTTAGCGCCCGGTACACGGCAGGTTCTATTTTTATTTGCGTTTGCTCTTTACTATGCTATAATGATTACGGAATTGTTCTTTAGCAAGCACGATCGCAGAACCAGTTCCACCTTTGATACTGGTATCTGTCGAAAGCAGACCGCAGGTGGTAACGGTCGATGGGCGGGCGGAGCCATCGTAAAGAATATTCCAAATAATGCTTTAGCATATACGTTCGGCGATGCAACGCTACTGCTTTTGTTTGTATCGTCAAGAAGCATGTCATAAGTAGCGGTGACAGGTAAGCGTGCGGACTTACCATAAAGCATTAAAAACAATGGTTTCCCCATTATGACGAAAACGTGTAGGCATGATGGCGGTAGCGTTGGATGAATCGTAACCTTCACCGGCAGCACAAACCATTGTTGACTTGGTTTATCGGATGTAGGGACCTTCTCTTGTGTGGCGCCAACGTTATTGTTGCCTTGAGTAGATACCGCACTGTAGTTGGTAACAGTGGCAGCACCTAAGCCCGGGCTGTAGTAAACCAGGTTTTATGTCATAAAAGCCTTTCATGGCAGCCCCTGCATTGGAAGCAGGACCGCCGAGCTGTGAAAGGCTTTTATTTTTTTTGAAAAAATTTTATAAAAAAGGTTCCGCTTTTTCATTTTTTGACGGATTACCATATTGGGAACGAGAATTCCGAAATACGGTAATCAGGGAGGGCGATGAACATGAAAAGCAAACGCCGGCGCCGAATGCGTAAAATGGCTTCTGAAAGAGTTTTAATGGACGGGTATGGCCAGGAGTACCATATCGTTGAGAAACGGCTTCCAGGACGGCGTAAAAGCGTTTACGATACATATGTTGTAAGGCAAAAGAGGACGGGGAGAGATTACCTGGTTGAAATTATGCTTCAGTGGCTGATCAGACTGATTGCCAGCCTGCTGCCGGTGGGAGATTGGGGCTAGTTGTTCTTCATCACTGATTCTTTATTCTTATGAATATCAGTCAGAATGTGATATAATTTAAAATTAGGAATAGTGGTACTTTTGGTTTGGAGGTGGCGATATGGAGAAGAAGCTTGGATTCCTGGAAGAAATTGAAGACCTGCGTGAAGTGTGGCCAAAAGAAGCATCCGACTTTACACCTTGGCTGGCGGAGAATATTGGTCGGTTAAGCAAAGCGGTCGGCATTGATATTGATATTGAAGAGACCGAGTCTGCAGTGGGTGATTTCAACGTTGATATATTTGCTGTTGATGCGGACACTGGCATGAAAATTGTTATTGAGAACCAATTGGAGGCCACAGATCATGACCATTTGGGTAAACTGATAACCTATGCTTCCGGCAAGGCTGCTGGTCTGGTCATTTGGATTGTAAAGAAAGCGCGTGAGGAACATCGAGCAGCGATAGAATGGCTGAACAGTCATACTACAGAAGACATAGGGTTTATTTTATGCGAATTGAAACTTTACCATATCGGTGATTCCGATATTGCACCGGCTTTTGTTGTTATTGAGCAACCCAATGATTGGGCTAAAGGGATGAAGCAACCCAAAACCGTGGTACAGAAGAAAAAATTACCGCGTATTACAGATATGTTGAAATGGGGCGTTGTAAAAGGAGGGGACATCATCATATCCAAATATAGCGATGAAGAAGTGACGCTTATGGAAAACGGGCATGTTTCAACAGAGAACGGTGAGATGTCTTTATTGGAATGGTTAAAAAGCGCAACCGGTTGGCCTACAGTCCATACTTATAAAATTGCAATTCATAAAGAAACAGGGAAGACGCTTTTAGAACTGAGAAAAGAATATATGCAGGAACACTTGGTAGAAGAATGATACAAGTAATAATAATCCGGCTGAAAGGTATGTTCAATATCCTTCAGTCGGATTTTTTAGTTTGTTCGCTTTTCATTTTATATCGCCTGTGTTACAATTAAACACGAACAAATGTTTATGCACGAGAATGAGGTGATATGATTGAAGATAAATCTGGAAGTAAACGCTGATTTTGATTTGGAAGGAAACATCCGACCTCGGGCCATCATCTGGGAAGATGGGCGAATGTACGAGGTTGATCGGGTACTAGATATTCGGCGGGCGGCTTCACTAAAGGCCGGGGGAGTAGGCATGCGCTACACCTGCCGGATACGGGAGAAGACAGTAAAACTGTTCATTGATGAAGGCAAATGGTTTATGGAAAAATAAGAACGTTGTAACCTATTATTGATTTGCAGAAAAGAAAAAACGATTATTTGTTCCCAAAGTACAGTTTGGTGTATAATTAAGCTAATTGGAATCAAAGGCTAAAACTATACGTTGGGAGGAAAAATTATGAAAGAGGTTGAAATTTGGGCAGATAGTTTTCATGAAGGCGTGTGGTGTTGTGACAATATTTGCAACTCTTTTTCAAATAATGGATATAAGTGCTCTAGTGATTTTTTAAATGGTTTCATTCCGCACTATAATATTACAAAAAATGGAGTAAAAGTCTTAGAATTGATAGTTTACGGTTCATACAAATCATGGAATCCTATGCCATTAAAGATAAAAGAGTTAATTAGTTGGGGTAAGCCAGATATCGTAGCGTATGATGCAATTGAAGATAAAATCCTTTTTGCTGTTGAAGAAACTGCTGCAACGCCAACCGGTAATCAGGCTATGCAAAGATGTGAAAGACAGTACGGAAGTGCTCGTCACCGGATTCCTTATTGGTATTTCGTATCAGAATATGGTGAACATGTTGATGGCGGAGTTAGAAGAGATAACATCTGGCCTTCTATTGCTGCAATTAAACTCACGCTTATCAAAAAAACGCCCTGTCTTGTATTGCATTATTCAGATATTGATAATGTTGAGGACTATAATTCGGGAAATGGACTTGGATTGTTGTTCTCGTCCTTGTCGCGTATAATCGATAATTATATTTGTGGAAAATCAATACTTGATCAGTCTGAGGAACTGCTTGCAAAACAATACAAAGAGATGTTGCAGTTTATCTCATCTCAATGGCAAAACGTAATTGACTTCATTCCATCGGAGGGCCTGTTGCGTCAAGATGAGACAGCAAAGGCTATTGCTCGATTTGCTTTAGAAAAAGAGACACCTAAAGATGAACAACTAAAAGCAAAAGTCCTTGTTTGGCCATTAACTACAGGTGTACCAAGTCATGTGTTAAGACAGCAACGAGGCAGAGATCTGATTAAATACGATGCATTGGCAGCCTTGTTGGAAAGAGATATATCGCTCAATAAGTGTTATATTCTATCGAATAATGCCGGATCTGGAAAGCCCACAACAAGAGGGAAAATAGCTGGTTGGATTAATGAGCAAGCAGCTTTGTTTGCTACGAGTGCCCAGTTAAAGCCCCCGGCTGTTTTCACAATGAAAATTGAGGATTTTCCTGAAACAGATAATGGGAATATTCATGTGACGACATCTAAAAATATCGTTTATCTATACGACAGATGGTCGGACTTGAAAGAGGCCATCGAAAAAGCATACCCTCGGTTGCGAAATAAATTAAACAATATACCAGATGAGAAGCCTGTATTTCTGTATGTTAGCAATTCATTAAAACCGGGCCGTTTGTTTGGAGATCCCTTTACAGGGCAATTATCCGCATATTCAACCTGCTTCGGAAAATTTGATACGCGAGATAGAGCAGTAATTGCCTATTTTCCTCATCAAGTATATACGCAAGCATTCGGAAGAAATGGCCAGATTGCTCGAAATAAGGGAACAACACTGTATACCGAATTGACTGATTACCTAATTTTTAACGCTGGTGTAGCCGTATCGTTAAAGAACGAGGAGGTGTTTTAAATGAGGAACATCAATAGACTAAATGAAGAGATAGCTCGTTGGGCTTTTGAAATCATCTATAAAACTAACACGTTGTGGCGGATTGCGTTCACTAATCCTACAGCAGGCCCCTGGAAAACAATAAAATCCCCTTCTAAAATTACAGGGCAAGAGGGAGAAGTATATCGATTCATTCTCGAAGAAGATCGTCCTGACATTATTATGTATAATGATGAGCTTGAAACAGTCATTATCATTGAGGCAAAAGATAGCCTTGAAAAACTACTTGAAAGAGAGCAGGCCAGAAAAAGTGCTGCTGTAGTAGTGAAATTGGCAAACATTCTCGGTTCAAAAGGTTCCAATACATTTTGGCGGGGAAGAGAAAACTATAAAGTCGTGCTTGGCCTTCTATGGGGAAGTACAGATTATCCAGAGAGTCAGGCAGAAAAGAATCGACTGTATAATCATTACCATAATTTAGTAAAGGATGAAGATGTTGTTTTTAGCAGCATAATAGTCGGTGTTGAAACACTATATAGTTCCGGAGAATTGCATTGTACTGCGTTTTACAAGAGCTATAATGAAAGTAGTTCTTCCTTGGGGAATCAGATTATTAAGACTCTGATGTAATGCTAACAATCAACTTGACTTTTCGGCTTTTTTTATGGAATATAGTACTGATGCCTACACAAAGAGTGCTTAGTTTTGATTCACTGCGGCATCAATAAAGAACATAGCGGAGAACCCTGATGAAAACATTCTTCTACAAGTATCCGAATCCTGTTGATAACAAGAATGCGGGTATTGAAATAAGAAAAGAACATGAAATGAGCAAAGATGAGCTGTTTTTACTAAAACAAGCTGGTCTTGATTCGTATGCGCCTTTAGAGGCGTGGACTGCTGTGGGAACGAATGCACAGATCAGTTATTCGACTCACGGAATCTTTAGGTATTTTGGTAAGTTCCCCTCAACTATTGCAGCCCATATGATTATGCAGTATACCGATGAACATGAAATGGTTATGGACCCTATGGCGGGAAGTGGAACAACCGCATTGGAGGCGATGCTGGCCAACAGAGATTGTATATCTTATGATGTTAATCCTTTGGCAGTATTGCTTCAGAGAGTTAAAACGACTCATTTAGATGAAGAGATACTGAATGAAGAGTTGAATCGTATTTGCGAAAACTATGCACCGCTTTCGGTAGAACAATTTGACTGGAAGCCAGTTGGTATTCGAGATGTGGATCATTGGTTTTTGAAAGAAACGCAAGATTCGATAAGGGGTCTTGTCTATCTCATTAACCAGATCATGGACGAAAAAGTCAAGAACTTCTATAGTATATGTCTTGCTTCGTCCATCCGGCCTGTTTCGAGAGCCACAACTCAACAAGGAAGATTATTTTTAGATGTTGCCACTGCAAAAGAAGATTGTTTAGATACATTTGTAAAAAAAGCAAAGAAAGCTATCAAAGAGGTTGCCTCTTTGCCTGTATCTACTTCTACTCTTGAGATTGCAGAGCACAATGCTAGTTTGCCTTTCTCGTTTGGTCAAACAAACAAGCTCATTATTGTACATCCGCCGTACTTTAATTCGTATAAGTATAGTTCTGTTAACTCTTTGGAGCTTTCTTGGATGAGAATTAACCATGCGGATGTGAGAAAAAGTGAAGTAAGAGAGTTCTTTAAAGTTGGAAAGGCCGAAAAAATCACTCACTATGTTGAAGATATGCGATCCACTCTAAACAACATAGTAGCTACCTTATTGCCGAACGGCGTTATGGGCCTAATGATAGGTGATACTGTTATCAAGGGAGAGTATATTCAAACAACGAGAATGCTGATGGATAAGTTTCTCAAAGATAATCCTTCTATATCGGTAGAGAAAGTTGTACTAAGGGTTCCAAAATATACTGAGGCTTCTTGGTCAGCTAGTCAGCGAAGAACCAGTGACAAGGTTGGCGTAAGCCTAAATGACTTTATAATTGTATTTAGGAGGAAAGGATAATGGCTTTTGATATTGGCTTTATTAAAGCTGAAAAACACACTCCTGAATACTTAATGCACAAATATTGGGCTCGAAAACCTCATAATGTTATTAGCGAATGTATTTCTTCTCTTACCTCTGAAGGAGACGTAGTTGTAGACCCGTTCTGTGGTAGTGGAGTCACTATTCGTGAGGGGGCTTTAATTGGGAGAAAATGCTATGGATTTGATTTGAATCCTGTTGCAGTTTTGATTAGTTCAGTTCTAATTAGCCCGCCTCATCCCAATGAATTTGTTGCCACTTTTGAGAGAATATTAGATCAAGCTTATAGAAAATTCGGTTATTTATATAAGACAGAAGATGGAAGCACCATAAAATACCTCTCGCACAGAATCATTTCAAGGTGTGATTGCGGTAAAGTTTTAAGGCAAGCTGACTGTAAAAAAAAGGGCACAAAACTCTTTTGCCCTGTATGCGGGAAACCGGTTCGTTTCAATCTTGAACGGCTTGTTGACACAGAGATTTTTAACATTTCCATTGGGAACAACAAAAACTATAAACCTACCGAAGAAGAACTTGTAAAACAAAAAGAACTATCCACATTTACAGATGATAACGTTAATACTGATGCCTTTAATTATGAATTCCCTGAAAACCGGCGTATTCTTTCCTTCAACGGTATTAACACTTCGTCTTTCTTTACCAATAGAAATTTCTGCATACTTTCCTATCTTGCGGAGACTATCTGGAAGATAGAAGATGAAAAAACAAGGAATTGTGCATTATTGCTCCTTACTGCTTCAGTTGCACAGTGTTCACGGCTTATTGCGAGTAGAAATAATCTCTCTACTGGCGGACCAGCATGGAGTGTCCCGGGGTTTTGGATTCCACAAGAGCACCTTGAAACAAATCCGTTTGTTCATTTTAAGGCTCGCTTGGCTAAATTTAAAAAAGCCTTAATAACCCTATCGCAAGCTCCTATCACTGCTGAAGCTAAAATCATTCACGGGAATTCGTTGGAGCTGTTGAACAACAGCAAGTATTCTGATCTTAAGGCAGATTTAATTTTTTTAGACCCTCCCTACGGGGAAAGTGTCCCTTATACTGAGTTCTCTAATATTTGGAATAGCTTTCTAAAGGATATACCTTGTTCTGATGAAGATATCAGTGTAAGCGACAGAATTGACAAATCGGCCTCATGGGAGAATTATTCCAAAAAACTTGATGAGTACATGTGTTGTTTCACCCAGCATTTGACAGACAAGGGCAAGCTTCTTATTACATTCAACAACAACGATATGAGGGCATGGACGGCTTTACTCGCTTCACTTCAAAACAACGGCTTTGTGTGCGAGAGCGTCTTTTATCAAATTCCTGCAGTTATTTCTTCAAAAGCGCAGATGTCAATCAACTCCAGCTATATTAGCGATGTATATTCGGTCTACACTTTTAACACTGAGATTAAATTGTCGAAGGATTTATCTCCGGTTCTTTCGCATCTGTGTTTCGTTGCTAATTCTCGAGAAGGAAGAATCGCTAAAACAATACTTGACAGAGAATTTATTATAGCGTGGCTAAAAAATAATATTGATTATCAGCTGCTTACAGAAAAGGATACTATCGTTAGTTCTATTTTTGATTTTGACAAAAAAACCGGGATGTACATCATTAAGGATGAGCATAAGAAAAAAACAAAGCTTTTAAAGACTGCTATCGTTGAATCCATGAACAAAATATTAGAAACTGGCACATTTTCGCTTTTAGACTGTTATTTAAAAGTAAGCGAGATGTGTGAACAATATGGAACAATGGAAATTGGTGAGTTCAAAAGCTACGTTTCCGACTTCGACTTGGAAGGCGGAAAGTTGGGTCACTGTTCACAGCTAACATTATTTTGAGAAAAATGTATTAATAGTTAAAGATGTGCAACAAGAAAAATGAGAACCCACTTCCTATCAAATAGGAAGTGGGTTCCTTTGTTATAAGCAAAAACTACATCATTTAAATAAATGAAATTCCTTCTTCGTCAGACCCATATCCAGGGCGTAATAGAAATACCGGGCAGCAATGGAACTGTATGGCTTCCATTTTTTACATCGCTTTATGATGGACGCTGGCTGCAGATCTTTTGTTTTGTATAGCCATGCGTAAGTCTGCAGGAATGCCGCATCTTCATAAGGAAGGACGTCCATTCGGTTCAATGTGAAAATCAAATACATCTTTGCCGACCAAGTACCGATGCCGCGCAGGCGGGTCAGTTCCTTCATAACTTCCTCATCCGTCATATTTGGGAAGTTGGTGAAGTCGAGGCTGCCGTCCGTTGCGGCTTTTGCTATGCCCAAAATATTATCGGCTTTCGTGTATGAAAGGCCGGCACCTCGCAACTGTTCCCTGTCCAGTTTCAAAAGGTTCTCTGGTGTTATGGATCCGCCGCATAACGCAGCGACTCTGCCACCGATGACATGGGCGGCTTTGTTGGACAGCATTTGATTGATGATGGAGCGTACCAACCGGGCGAAGCAGTCTGGCTGGGTTCGGTATTCAATATCACCGACCATATCGATCAGTTTGGCCAGCCGCTTGTCCTTTTTACAGAGATACTGGACTGCGGGGTGTTGGGTATTAAGGATTTGTACTTCTGCCATAGTATTTTCTCCCACAATTGTTTGTAAATATTATATCAAAACATATCTTTCAAAACTACATTATTTTGGATATAGGTGAAACTTGTGGATAACTTTAATGAAATGATTCAGTATGATATAATAGTATATAGAAAGTTTGTTCTATTTAAATTAATGCTATTTCGATGGGAGGTATAAATGACAAAAGCACGATCTTTTCAGGAATATGTAAAAAGCAAATGTTATAACGAACTTTATCAAGCGACAGAAAACTATGTAAGCGACCACTGGGATATGCTTAATTTATATACACGAAAGGTTCGCAGAATTGGCTCGGTAGAACTGACGGATGCAACCATCCAATGTGTTTACATTGAAGATTTGCCGGGAATGTTGGTTGGGTTCGATGTCTGTATGGAGCTGGAAATATGCGTACATGAGGGAGACTACCACTACGATGAAAGCGATGTCTGTTACCCATGGGTGCGGGTAAGTTGTGAGGGGGATCTATCCTGTGGCCTGGACGGTTTCATAGTTAAATGGATTGTGCCTTACAATAAAAAGAAGGCAACGAACAGCTCGCTGTCGGACGCCCTTGTGCCAAACATTAAATATGATCAATTAGAAAAAATTGCTACAGATTTTTTGACAAAACATTATCCAGAGGCGCTGAAGGAAACGCGTTACGGCGAATCACCGATTCCGGTAAACCCGGAAAGGCTGGCTGCCAATTTGGGACTAAAAATTATGCGCCATAGTATCAGAGAGGATGGCTCTATATACGGACAGATTTTTTTTACGGATTCTGACGCAGAGCTATTTGATCCAGATACGGGTAGTGCCAAGATTGTCCATATCCCCAAGAATACTATTGTTGTAGATTCCAATACCTGTCTGTTTCGTAATTTGGGATGTGAAAACAATACTATCGTGCACGAATGCATCCATGGTATTCTGCATAGAAAAGTATTTGAACTGGAACGGTTGTATAACGCCAGCGCACATAGTATTTCCTGTGAGGTAGTTGGTGGGGCAAAATCCGCAGTGTTACAAACTGCAACAGATATAATGGAAAAGCAGGCCAACCAGCTTGCACCAAGAATCCTGATGCCGGAAGGGCCGTTCAGGGCCAAAGCCAGCGAATATATCGGGCGGTTTATGCGTGAGAAAAACACAGACCGGCCGAACGAGGTAATGGAAGCGGTCATCATACAATTGCAGTCAGACTTTTTGGTTTCCCGGCAAGCGGCAAAAATCAGGATGGTAGAGTTGGGCTTTGACGAAGCTATAGGTACTTTTACCTTTTTGGATGGCCATTATGTTAAGCCGCACGGATTCAAGAAGGGAAGCCTGAAATGGAACCAGACTTTTTCTATTTCGATTCAGGACGCGGGTCTTACAAGATTTTTGAACAAGAAGCTGCGTTCTCTTACTGCAGATGGGGACTACCTGTTTATAGACAATCATTTCGTTTTTAATGACCCAAAATACGTTGAATATAATATATACGGGCGCACTGACTTAACAGCCTATGCCCGTTCTCATATGGATGAGTGCTGCTTGGTTTTTGATATGTCTATTATAGGCAGCATAGGATCGTATTACCATACAGTCTGCTATCTTAATAGAATGGAAACCGACTACACTATTAAGATGGAATGGAATGAAGATTGTAAAGGCCGCGTACCTGCTGACGTGGTAAAAAATCATAATGCGCGCGCTAAAGATATAGCTGATATGCGTAAGAAGATGATTGACGACCCGGCAAAATGTTTGCAGGCTTTAGTGCAGTGGTGCGGTACTACCTATGATCAACTTTCGCGCGAAACAGGGCTAAACAGGAAAACAATAAAACGGATTGATTATGGTGAAACAATTCCTAAACTTGGAACAGCATTACTGATTTGTTTCGGACTTCACTTACCTCCTGCGATAAGCCTAAAGTTTTTGCAGGTTTGTGGATACGATATAAAGGGTACAAATTCAAAAGAGGTTTGTATCCTTGAAGCGCTGACCCTTATGTACATGGATTCTGTTACTGATATCAGGGAGTATCTTAAAACCTATGCAGATTATGATTTGCCGGACACAAAAGAGGCAGAAGAAATAATAGATAGGAAAAAAGATAAAAAACTGCAGACATACGGTGTCCGTAATATGTAAATCCACACCACATCTCGGTTGAGGTGTGGTGCTTTTTATTTCAAAAACAAATATTGCAAAGAAGGCAAAAGTTGCCTGATTAGCCTAAATACAGGCTTTTCAGTCAATTTTGGCCTTCTTTTTTTTGTTAAAAAAGGACACTCGATGTCCGTCATGGGAGTTTTATAAATGCTACCCTAATGCTGTAAGGCTGACAGCTGAACACATCCCCATGTGGGGAACCTGCTACCATGGCGCATCACCCGATCAATGATGGCTCACACCTGGTAGCAGAGAAAACTAAATACTGTAACAGCGTCTGATGAGCAAGATAGCTGCATTTCTGGAACGGGGAACTGCCCCGGCAGGATTGTGGTTAGATTTCTATTGCCATCTATCGCTGTACCGACGAGAGTCCTCCGTTCCAAACGAGCGGAGGACGTTTTAATGAAATTAAAAGTTGTGTACGAAAACAAGGCGCAGTATCTGGAAATCAACGATGAAGAAATGACGCAGTTAATGGTAAGCCTCGGAATCAATGTATCTGGCGCAATGCAGGAAGAAAAGGAACAGATGGTGCAGGAAGCCTTTGATGTGGAGTTCAACAGGCCGGATTATAATAGCTGGCATAAGCTCCATCGCCATTGGGGTAACCCGGAAACCAAAGGCGATTCGGATGAAAAAGATTACAACAACGGCCTGGGCATCAACGACGGCTATGAACAGTTCGCTGAAGAAGAAAAGCGCTGGGAAGAGGAAGAAGTCCGGGAGAAGGTAAGGACAATGCTTCCCCCGTCACAGGCGGATGCGGTGATTGCCGTCTACCTGGACGGTATAAGCATAACCGCATACGCAGCTGCCCAGGGCGTTACCAAGAGCGCAATCAGCCAGCGATTGGAAACAGCAAAGAAAAAATTAAAAAATTTTTATTGAGAACCTAAACTTTTGACCCTTCTGAAGGCTACCTAATAGGAGGCCAAAACGAAACGGTCTCCGGAAAGTGAGGTAGCCACAATGAATGGCAATTTAAAGATTACCATCGCCAAGACCCCGCCGGCAGACAGCATCATCAATATGAAGCCGGTCTGCCTGCGGGAAAAGGTCCTGAAATGGCTGTTCGGGGTGGAGCAGAAAATCCTGGTGCTGGCCCCGGCGGACGAGGTTGAACAGGTTGAGATTGTGAAAGGGGGAACGCAGGATGGAAGCTGATATGAAAGAACTGGCGGCGGAACTGGCCCGGTGCGGGAACGCACTGCTTGCCCTGGCCACAGCTATGACCAAGGGCAAACCGGAGCAAGCGGGACAGCCTGAACCGACAGAACAGATTCCTCTGGAGCGGGTACGGTCGCTTTTGGCAGATAAGTCCCGGTTGGGCCATACGGCAGAGGTTAAGGCGTTGTTACAGAAGTACGGTGCGGTGAAGCTGTCGGAAGTTGACGCGGCCCATTACCCGGAGCTGATGGTAGAAGCGGAGGCGTTGAAATGAGAAAACATGCTGTTTTGACGGCATCCGGTTCTCATCGGTGGCTGTCCTGCCCGCCATCCGCACGGCTGGAGGCTTCCTTTGAAGAAAAGGAAACCATGGCGGCAGCGGAAGGCACAGCAGCACACAGTCTGGCCGAGTACAAGCTGAAGCGGAAACTTCACTACTATTGTAAACGTCCGGTCAGCGAATACGAGGACGCAGCCATGGACCAGCATACTGATGACTATGCGGCCTACGTTATGGGAATCATTGCGGATATGGAGCAGGCAGGGATGAACCCGATGGTATTCATCGAAGAACGCCTGGACCTGTCCCCATGGGTGCCGGAATCATTCGGGACGGCAGACTGCATCGTGGTCGGTGACGATATCCTGCATATTATCGACCTCAAGTATGGGGCCGGGGTGCCGGTGGAGGCAGAAGGTAACAGCCAGATGATGCTGTACGCATTGGGTGCACTGCACAAATTCGGCTTTTTGTACGATGTCAAGACGGTGGCGATGACCATCTACCAGCCGCGCAGGGAGAACATTTCCACGGCGTTTGTGGATGTGGAACTGCTGATGGAATGGGCAGAAAATTTTGTGAAGCCGAAGGCGCAGATGGCCTTTGCCGGGGAAGGGGACTTCCTTCCCGGTGACTGGTGCATGTTCTGCAGGGCGGCAGACCGTTGCCGTGCCAGGGCGGAAGCCAATCTGCAGGTGGCTCGTGAAGAGTTCGGACTGCCCCCGATGCTGACGGATGAAGAAGTGGAAATCCTGCTGCCGCGGTTGCCGGGAATGGTGAAATGGGCCAACGAACTTCTGGCGTATGCCACGGAGGCCGCTATCAGCCACGGCAAACAGTGGGACGGTTTTAAAGTTGTGGAAGGTCGCTCCATCCGCAAATATGCGGACGAAGAAGCTGTGGCAGAGGCCGCACAGAGCGCCGGATACAAAGACATTTTTAAGAAAACGCTTATCAACCTGACGGAAATGGAACGGCTGATGGGAAAGAAAAAATTCCAGGAACTGCTGGGTGCGTACATCATCAAACCACCCGGAAAACCTACCCTGGTGCCTTTGTCGGACAGGCGTCCGGCAATAACGATTAATAATGTTAAAGAAGAATTCACGGAGGAATGAAAAATGGCTATGAAATCTACGAAAGTTGTAACAGGAAAAGCACGTCTGAGCTATGCGCATGTATGGGAACCGGCATCTGTGAACGGGTCGAATCCGAAGTATTCCGTGTCCGTCATTATCCCCAAAAATGATACCGATACGATTACACGTATCAAAGCGGCTATCGAAGCCGCCATCACGGAAGGCGTCGGCAAGTTTGGCGGGAAAAAGCCGAACAAGGCAGCGCTGAAGCTGCCCCTGCGTGACGGCGATACAGACCGCCCGGACGATGAGGCATACAAGAATTCCTATTTTGTAAACTGCAACAGCACCACGGCTCCGCAGATTGTGGACCGTAGTGTGCAGCCCATCCTGGACCGCGAAGAGGTTTATAGCGGCTGCTATGCCCGCGTGAGCATTAATTTTTACGCATATAACAGCAACGGAAATAAAGGGATTGCGGCTGGGTTAGGCAATCTCCAGAAAGTTGCGGACGGCGAACCCTTGGGTGGAAAGATCAATGCCAGGGATGAATTTTCCTCCTTGGACGATGACGACTTCCTGAATTAACGACTACCGGGGCGGCGGATAACACCGTCGCCCTTATCTTATGGAGGCAAAATGAGCGAGATATCTATTGACTTGGAAACTTACAGCAGCACGAACTTGCCTGCCAGCGGGGTCTACCGTTATGCGGAAAATCCGGATTTCCAGGTACTGCTGTTTGGATATTCCGTTGATGGTGCAGAGCCGGAGGTGGTGGATCTGACTGCCGGGGAAAAAATACCGGCGGAAATCGTTGCCGCCTTGTCGGACCCGGCTATAACGAAATGGGCGTTTAATGCGACCTTTGAGCGGATATGCCTTTCCCGGCATCTGGGAGTTTACCTACGTCCGGAAGGCTGGCACTGCAGCATGGTCTGGGCAGCGACCCTGGGCCTGCCGTTGTCACTGGAAGGTGTCGGTACCGTCCTTGGACTGGAAAAGCAGAAGCTGCAGGAAGGGAAAGACCTTATCAAATATTTCTGCGTTCCCTGCACTCCGACAAAGGCAAACAACCAACGTACCCGTAACCTGCCATGCCACGCACCCGATAAGTGGGCTGCCTTTAAGAAATATAACCTGCGTGATGTGGAGGTGGAGCTGGCTATAAAACAGCGGATGGCTGCGTTTCCGGTAACGGAAGAGGAATGGAAAAATTACTGGCTCGACCAGCGCATCAACGACTCTGGCATCGCCTTGGACATGACTTTGGTGAAGGCGGCTCTCCGGTGTAATGAACAGTTCCGGGAACATGCGTTGCAACGGGCAAAGGATATCACCAGACTGGAGAACCCGAATTCCCCGGTGCAGATGATGGACTGGCTGAAGGCCCAGGGCGTGGAGATGGAGACCATGACGAAGGACGAGGTGGCCGGAAAGACCGAAGAGACCACAGGCGAGGTCCGGGAAGCGCTGCAACTCCGGCTGGAGTTGGCAAAGTCCTCTGTTAAAAAGTATGTGGCCATGGAAAATGTGGCGGGTAAAGACGGGAGAGCCAGAGGGTTGATCCAGTTTTACGGGGCGGCAAGGACAGGGCGTTTTGCAGGCAGGCTGATACAGGTTCAAAATCTTCCGCAGACCCATCTGCCAGATCTGGCGGAGGCAAGGGAATTGGTACGAACACAGAACTTTGATGCATTGGAAATGCTGTACGATTCCCCATCGGATGTGCTGAAACAGCTCATCCGTACAGCGTTTGTGCCAAAACCGGGATGCCGTTTTATCGTGGCGGACTATAGCGCCATCGAGGCGCGGGTCATCGCATGGCTGGCAGGAGAGACCTGGAGGCAGGAGGTGTTTGCCAAAAACGGTGACATCTACTGCGCCAGTGCGTCTGCCATGTTCCACGTGCCGGTTGAGAAGCATGGGGTTAACGAGCATCTCCGGCAGAAAGGCAAGATAGCTGAACTGGCACTTGGCTATGGGGGATCGGTCGGCGCATTGAAGAATATGGGTGCGCTGAACATGGGCCTTACGGAAGAGGAACTGCCCGCCATCGTCCAGAAATGGCGGCAGGCCAGTCCGCATATCGTGAAGTTCTGGTGGGACGTAGACCGGGCGACAAAAAACTGCGTCGATACCCATGAACCACAGCAGGTAGGACGGGTGAAGTTTTCCTATGAAAAGGGTATCCTGTTCATCCGGCTTCCCGGCGGCCGGAGATTGGCGTATGTGAAACCGAGTATCGGTGTGAACCGGTTCGGAACGGACAGCGTGACCTACGAAGGTACCGGTGAACAGAAGAAATGGATGCGTCTGGAGTCGTTTGGCGGGAAAATTGTGGAAAATATCGTGCAGGGAACGGCGCGCGACCTGTTGGTGGCCGCTATGCGGAGACTATCCCATAAAGGCTACAAAATCGTTATGCATGTCCATGATGAAGTGGTTCTGGAAGTGATGGATGGCGTTTCATCCGTGCAGGAAGTGTGTGCCAGCATGGCGGAAACCCCGGACTGGGCTGACGGCCTTGCCCTGAACGCAGATGGATTTGAATGTCGTTTTTATAAAAAGGATTAAGGAGGCGCGGATAATGAGAGAATTGGCAATCGCCTACGGCAACAGCCGGCAGGCAAAAAAATGGGTGAACAAGACAATAACCTTCGATGCCCTGAAGGAACGGCTGAAGACCACGATCCGTACCACGGAGTCGGTGGAAGAATATGCAAAGATGCCCAAGGCAGGACGGGACGCTGCAAAAGACCATGGCGGGTTTGTGGGTGGTGCCCTAAAAGGCGGCCGGCGTAAGACTAATACCGTAGAGTTGCGGTCCATGATCGCCCTGGACGGCGACCGCATAGAAAAGGAATTCCTGGATAATTTTGAAACGGTCACACCATATACGTCTGCGCTGTACACCACGCACAGCAGCACACCGGAGAACCCGCGGGTGCGTATCATCTTTCCACTGACGCGGGACGTGACCCCGGAAGAGTTCGTGGCGGTGTCGCGCTATGTGGCGCAGGCGCTGGGTATCGACAACTTTGATGAATGCAGCTACCAGCCGAACCAGCTGATGTACTGGCCTTCCACGCCCCAGAACGGTGTGTATGTATATAAGGAAACGAACAAGGGGTGGCTTGACCCGGACGCGGTATTGTCGGCGCATCCGGAGTGGACGGATCCCACAAGGCTTCCGACCTCGTCCCGTGAAAGCAAGGCGAATACGGCAAAGCAGCAGAAGGTGCAGGACCCTTTGTCGAAGGAAGGCGTGGTCGGCCTGTTCAACCGGGCGTTCTTCCCGGTGACGGAAGCACTGGAGAGGTTCCTGTCGGACGTATATGAACCGACCGATAACCCGAACCGCTGGCACCTGATTGAGTCCCACAGTATCGCAGGCGTAGAAATCAAAGACGACAAGTTCGTTTACAGCCACCATGCCAAGGACGCCGCATATCTCAAACTCTGCAACGCGTTTGACATCGTGCGTATCCACAAGTTCGGTGAGGAGGATGATAAGGCATCCTTCCGCGCAATGTGCGATTTCGCTATGCAGCAGGATGAGGTGAAGGTACTGGCGGCCAATGAACGTCTGGCCGAAGCGGAGACGGATTTCAGTGAAGGGTATGACTGGAAGAAACGGCTGCGGTATCAGGCTCGAACGGGAATCCTGGAAAATACCGTGTATAACCTGAACCTTATCCTGGCTAACGACCCGGATTTCCAGAACTTTGCGTTTAACGACATGGCGAACCGTATCCAGGTGACCGGGCCGGTGCCGTGGGAACGCCCGAAGGGGAACAAGTTCTGGCGCGATGCGGACACGGCGCAGCTCAAGTCCGTCATCGACATCCGGTACCTGCCGTTTTCCAGCAGGAACCATGATGTGGCATTTACGAAGACAGCGGATGACAGGCATTTCCATCCGGTAAGGGAGTATCTGGATAACCTGCCTGCCTGGGACGGGGCTCGCCGTGTGGAGACGCTGTTCATCAAATATCTGAAGGCCGATGATACCGATTACATCCGGGCGGTTACCCGGAAGACCTTTGCCGCAGCTGTGGCGCGCATCTATGTGCCGGGCATAAAGTTCGACTGCGTGACCGTTCTGGACGGCGACCAGGGGATAGGCAAGTCAACGATTGTAAAAGATCTGGTCACCCAGGAATACTATTCGGAGACGCTGTCGCTGACCGATATGAATGACAAGTCTGGGGCAGAAAAGCTGCAGGGGTTCTGGGTTATAGAGATAGCAGAACTTGCCGGTATGAAAAAAGCGGACGTGGAAAAGGTGAAGGCCTTCCTCTCCACCTGCGATGACAAATATCGCCCGTCCTATGGCAGGACGGTGGAAAGTCATCCGCGCCAGTGCATCGTTATCGCTACGGTCAACGGCGAGAGGGGGTATCTGCGTGATATCACGGGCAACCGCCGTTTCTGGATCATTAAGGTACACCAGAAGCGGCTGAAAAAGGTATGGAACTTTGATGAGGATTTCCGGGCGCAGTTCTGGGCGGAAGCCAAGAAGATATGGCTGTCCGGTGAACCGCTCTTCCTGGAGGATGCCCTTTTGAAAGAGGCTGAACGGATGCAGCGCGGCGCCATGGAAACGGATGAGCGCGTAGGCATGGTAGAGGAATATCTGGATACACTGCTGCCGGACGATTGGGATAATATGGATTTCTGTTCCCGGAGGAACTATCTGACGGGTACGGAGTTCGGTTCCCCGGAACATCAGGGGCAGAACATCCGCACGGAAGTCAGCAACGCGGAGATATGGTGCGAGTGCTTCGGCAAGTCCAAAGAAGACCTGAAACCTACCGACAGCTATGCCATAGCCGCCCTGATGACGCAGGTCCCCGGCTGGGAACGTAGCGAACGGGTCAAGCGCCAGCCCATTTACGGCAGGCAACGTTTGTACATCAGGATCAGTAAGTGAACACGACACAACACAACTTTTTCTATTATAGTTGTTTTGAAATTTATAAAACAAAAGACAATACACCCACGCACACACGCGCGTAAGGAATATATAGGGGAGGTTGTGCACATTGTGTTCTTGTGTTCGCCGGAGGGAATGGAATGAATGAGAAGTTTATCGAAAAAAAGCTGGTAAAAACAGTGAAAAGTATGGGAGGGATGGCGTGGAAGTTCGTCTCTCCCGGCGTGGATGGTGTGCCAGACCGCATCGTCCTGTTTCCCGGTGGCAATATGGGTTTTGTGGAGCTGAAGGCCCCGGGCAAAAAGCTGAGGCCGTTGCAGATGAGAAGGATGGCGCAACTCAGCCGACTGGGTTTCCCGGTTTATGTAGTGGATGATGTGGAACAAATCAGTGAAGTGTTACAGAGGATAGGAGGTGATGCCCTATGAAGTTCATACCCCACAACTATCAGCAATATACGGTCGATTACATCGTGGACCATGTTATTGCGGCGGTTTTTCTGGATATGGGCTTGGGTTGAAAGGCAAGACGGTGATTACGCTGACTGCCATAAAAGAGTTGATGTATGATCGGTTCGAGGTACGGAAGGTGTTGGTCATAGCGCCTCTCCGGGTCGGTCGTGATACCTGGCCTGCGGAGATTGCAAAGTGGGACCACCTGAAAGATCTGACGTATTCCGTGGCCATCGGCACACAGGCTGAAAGGCTGGCGGCCCTTCGGGCGAAAGCGGACATCTACATCGTCAACAGGGAAAACGTCCCGTGGCTGGTGGAGAAAAGCGGGATGCCTTTCGACTATGACATGATCGTCATCGATGAACTGTCGAGTTTTAAGAACTATCAGGCGAAGCGGTTCCGGAGCTTAATGGCAGTACGGAACAGGGTGAAGAGGATAGTCGGGCTTACCGGCACTCCTTCCAGCAACGGGTTGATGGACCTGTTCGCTGAGTTCAAAGTGCTGGATTACGGGAAACGGCTGGGGTGGTACATCAGCCGCTACCGCGACAGATATTTTCTGCCGGACAAACGGAACGCCCAGGTGGTGTTCACTTACAAACTGAAACCCGGTGCAGAGGAACAAATCTACAATGCCATTTCGGATATCACAATTTCCATGAAGGCGGAAGATTACCTGGACCTGCCGCCCTGCATTCACAATGTTGTGAAGGTGGCGCTGTCCGACCGGGAACGGGAAGTGTACGAACAGTTCCGGAAAGAGATGATCATCTCCCTGGGCGGGGAAGAGATAGACGCCATGAATGCGGCGGCGCTGTCCAACAAGTTGCTGCAGATGGCGAACGGAGCAGTCTACGACGCAGAGCACGGCAGCCACCACATCCATGAAAGGAAACTGGACGCCCTGGAAGACCTGATAGAGGCGGCCAATGGCAGACCCGTCATGGTGTGCTACTGGTTCCGGCATGACCTGGAACGGATACGCGGGCGTTTTCCGACGGTACGGGAATTAAAGACCGCAAAAGACATCGAGGACTGGAATGTCGGGAAGATTCCCGTGGCGCTGGTGCATCCGGCATCGGCGGGCCATGGGCTGAACCTGCAGTACGGCGGCTGCACCTTGATCTGGTTCGGACTGACCTGGAGCCTGGAACTCTACCAGCAGACGAACAAACGGCTTCACCGGCAAGGGCAGAAGGACACGGTGGTCATCCACCATATCGTGGCAGATGGCACAATCGATGAACTGGTACTGGCGGCGCTGCACCGGAAGGATCAGACGCAGGGCGCATTGATAGATGCCGTGAAAGCGGTGCTGGAGGTATGACATGAAAGATTACGGCTATGTTGACGAAGGATACACACGGTTGGCATTCGCGATTATTTTGCAGGCGCTGAAGGACTACAGGCGGATGCCCGGTACGGCGGAAACCAATCCGGATAAGGCTAAGATTATTGACTGGATACAGCACGGGTACTTTGGTGTCATCACGGATTTGGACCCGGTAGCTGTGGTGGAGCAGTTGCGGAAGGAGGACAAAAAGAAATGTCGGTTTTAGAAGTGTTATCCCAGGCTCATCTGTTAGATTTGCGAATCCGCATACGCCTGGAGCAGCTTGATTCGCTGAACTCCCTTGCTGTCAAGGCTACATCAACTTATGGCAACGATCCCGTCAGTGGCACCAGGGATGTCCATAAGCGGGAAGACATCATTTGCAAAATCGTGGATTTACAGAATGAAATCAACGCCGAAATCGACCGGCTGGTGGATATGAAGCGGGAGATAAAGATAATGATTGAGGCCGTACCGTTCGTTGACGGCAGAACGATTTTAGAAATGCGGTATGTTAATTTATGCAAATGGGAGGAAATCGCGGTTGGTATGCATTATGCGCTTCGCAGCGTTCATTACATCCACGATAAGGCTGTTCAGTATCTGGAAGAAAAATACGCTTCTGCCTTGACAGAATCTGAATAAGTGCTATAATTCAAAGCGTATTCCTCCGGTCATTTATATTTCGGAATACAGGAAGAAACTCAGGAGAGACAGCCTGGGTTTCTTCTTTTTTATGCCCTTTTTTGGTATAATGGAATTGACAAAAGCCTGGTTAGTGGGGAAGAATCATTTATATGTTTATGTAAGGCGGTCACTATGAAAAAGATTATTGTTTTATTATTGTTAGCATTGTCACTGTTTTCAACAGCGTTTTCTTCGGGAAAAACGTCTCAAGAAGCATCTCCGCAAACAGAAGCCTTTTTTAATGAAATGAGCCGTGTATTCCGTGAATGCCAATTAAAACCGCCGAGATGGGTGTATTTAACTACGCTGGATGAACAGGTCAACAAGATACTGTTTTATGACGAACAGTCAATTGTATCTCCATATCCATACGCCCAGGATGTGTGGGTGGGTGTTTTTTATCGTGGTAAAAGTCCATGTGCATATCCTGAATGCAAAGAAAAAGCTAAACCTCATTATCACTTGAGCCGGTGGCGACTTGATAGTAGGTTAATGCAGTTTACGGTATTATCAGTAGCTACAAGAGATGAAAATTACAATGTAGTTGATTCGGCTGATATTCCAAGTTATCTGCAAAAAGCAAAGACAATTGCGCCTGATACAGTCGGTGAGCAGTTATTAAATGAAATAAAAGGCGTTGGAGAGGAAACTTCTTCGGAAAAAGCGAATCGGTTTGATGTTCCGAGAATAGAACCTCCTACTGCTGAAAAATCTGTATATCAAATTGGGGACAAGGGTTGGAAGATAAAGCAGGCCCAACAGTACTTGTTAAAGCTTGGCTTTAATCCCGGTGAGGCAGATGGGAATTTTACAAAGTCAACCCGTATAGCCATTCGCAAATTTCAGGAAAGATACAATTTGAAGGAAACCGGTAATTTGGATAATGCTACTTATGAAGAATTGAAGTGGCAGGTTGTGGCAAAAGACTACAAGAAGAAGTAAATTTCATTAAAAGATGCCCATCTTGAGAACTAGGTGGGCATTTTTATGTGTAACGTAGGATGATGCGGCATCTTCAAAAAAAGACAATGAAAACGATCGCAACGCGGCACAAGACAGTACGTTGTAAACAAGGCGGGAATTTTAGGGGTAAAGATTTATAGATGTGGAGTCTCTTTGCACATTTTGCATGGAATTGCACATTAAACCTGTGGTAATATTATAATAGCAAAATATGGAACGGCCTGCGGGAGAGCGAATCTTCCGTGGGCTTTTTCTATGCCCGGAAACGCGTCGATGTTGCCGACAAGCTGGGTATAAGCAGGCATGACATTGGACAAGCTGCCACGTTGTAGATAAGATAGACGGATTGTGGTACAACATCGGACAAGATGCTATCTTGTCAACAACATGGGCAGATTACGGCACAACATCGGATAACGTGGCACGTTGTAAACAACATAGCGGGAGGTGATGGCATTGCCAAGGAAGCCCAAAAAACCGTGCAGCTACCCTGGCTGCCCGAACCTGACTGAGGAACGCTACTGTGAAGAGCATAAAAAGTTAGCGAACCGGCAGTACGATCGGTACAGCCGAGACAAGGCGGCACGGAAACTGTACGCAAGCAGCGAATGGAAAAAGATACGCGCCCGGTTCCTGGCAGCGCACCCGTTGTGCGAACAGTGCCGTAAGGAAGGACGGCTGACCAAAGCCACGGAAGTGCATCACATCCTGCCGCTGCGTCGCGGCGGGACACATGACGAGTCGAACCTTATGCCTCTGTGCAAGCCTTGCCATTCCCGCATCAGCGTCAGAGATGGCGACCGGTTTGCACCTCAATCGTTACGGCATGAATGAAGGCGGGGCCTTACCCGGGTATGGGCCGGTCGATTTAAACGCGCCCAGGGGGGCGTTAAATCTCTGTGAGGCCTGTTCGCTACACCGGGCGGGGGGTCGCGTAAACAAAAACGCGGATTCAAACAGGGTAATAGGTCCCAGGAACAGGAGTTGATGAAATTTGGCGAAGGACGGAACGAACCGAGGCGGCGCACGAATAGGCGCAGGGGCGAAGAAAAAGCCGCTGGCGGACAAGATTGCGGAGGGCAATCCGGGCAAGCGACCGATTACGGTTATCAGTTTTAACGATGACGCTGGTAAGCTGGAGGGGCAGGAAATGCCGAAGCCCTCCGAAATGTTGTCGGCAATACAGAAAGACGGAAAACCGCTGCAGGCGGCGGAAATATACGAAAAAACGTGGGAGTGGCTCCATGAAAGGGGCTGCTCCTCTTTAGTTTCCCCACAATTGTTGGAGCGCTATGCCATGTCTGCGGCGCGTTGGATTCAGTGTGAAGAAATGGTGACGGAGTATGGTTTCCTGGCCAAACATCCCACGACCGGGAATGCCCAACGGAGCCCATATGTGGCTATGGCGCAGGACTATATGTCGCAGACCAACCGGCTGTGGATGGAGGTTTTCCTGATTGTCAAGGAAAACTGCGCCAGCGAGTATGGCGGGGAAAGTCCACAGGACGATTTGATGGAAAAACTGCTGATGGCCAGAAAGGGGCGTATGGGATGAACGTGTATGAGTTTATGCATCAGCTGAAGCTGTGCAAAAAATATCTGACGCCACAACAGTACAGAACTTTGAAAGGGCAGGCCGTCAAAGGCAATGTGGCTGAAGCGGAAAAAGGGCTGCAGCGGCTGCTTCGAAAAGAACAAAGAGAGGTACACACATGGCACAGCAGATGCAACAGGTGCCAATAGGGACGATACATCCGTATGGGAACAATCCCAGGGACAACACCAAATCGGTGAATAAGGTGGCGGAGAGCATCCGGGAGTTCGGTTTCCTCCAGCCTATCGTCTGTGACGACCACGGCATCATCCTTGCCGGCCACACCCGCTACCGGGCGGCAAAGAAGCTGGGGCTTCCGACAGTCCCGGTCATCTACGCAAGGAACCTGACGCCGGAACAGGCGAAGGCGTACCGGCTGGCAGACAACAAAGCCGGGGAAGATTCCCTGTGGCTGAACGACCTGTTGGCGGCGGAACTGGATGACATCAGTATTGATATGAGCCAATTCGGCTTCGAAGACCCAAATGAATACACGAAACGGGAAAGTTGGAAAGTTTCCGCAAAGCTGTGTGACATGAAACAGCACATAGTAACGCGGGAAAAGGCCGGCTTTTTTTATACCACGTTTTTCGCGACGGGGAAGAAAGGCAGGCCGCTGGAAGAGATCAAGGCTGACCCGAATGCGGTGAGACCGTTCGCCTTCAACCTTGCGGACTACCTGGAACGCAGCCTGGGTGACAACCTTGCCCGGAACCGCTGGTGCATCTGTACCACGCCCCGGAGGCGGCACCAGACGGGTTTCCATTTCGCTACCGAGATTTGCAAGCTGTCGGAAGAGGAACTGGGTATCCCGTTCTATGAGGATGTGGTTTTAACAAAGAACCGGAGCCGCATCGAGCCGGAGTTCATCCTGAACCGCGACCCCGTGGAACCGAACGTCATCCTGTTTGATGACATCATCACGACAGGCATCACCATCCGGGAGACGCGGCAGCTTTTG